CGACAGGCATCGACCTCTCCTGAGAATCGACTCCTCTAGCTTCTGAAAGAATCTGAAGATACTTCGTAAACATCCTGTCCCGAAGATCCGCTCGACCTGTCAGATTTTCTGCAATCTCCGAAGCTAATTTGAGCGCAATGGCATGGACCAATAGAGAATCGAAGTCGTTCGGATCAGTAATCTTTTTGATGTACTTCAGTTTGACTGCTGTACTGTCTGTCAGAATGTACCGACCCTCGACTTCGTATTCTTCAAAGTAGTTTTCAATGTCCAGAACTCGGAGACAGTCACTGGGTAGAGCAAAGCGTTTGGCATAACCCCACACGGGAGCACTGACATCGGCAGAGAGTTCTACTCGGTGGACTGCACAGTTCCAGGGATGAGACCTGAGGACCGAGTCTCTACAGTCTTCGTAACGAAGATTGACAACTCTGGCCCTCTCGTTCTCTTCATTCAAAGCTGCAATTTTGGTCTCACCGACATTCGTCAGTGCGATATTACAGATCTGAACTACTGAAGACATCAGTCAATCACATAGACAATGTAACCGACCAGATCATCCCCATCGGCAATAGCCGTATCCTGACTAGTTGCTCGGATCACTACACCTCCCATTGACTGAAAGACATAGGTTCCGCCAGTGGCCTTGATTCCGGCTAAAGCACCTTCCATGTTAAAATACCCTGCAGTATCTACGGAGAGACCATCGATCAGACCATCAGGATCAGCAGCAACTGCTGTGTTATCCCCGTCTGTGTAAGCATCCCAACCAAGATCCAAGGTTGCCGAAGAAGTGGTCCAGTTGCAGTACATGCGAGAAAGACCCAACAGAACTCGTACTCGTCCTGCCGGAAGTTTCCCGATGGCTACTGAAGAGGTAGCATCCCCAGCACCGTCCTGGTCATGGGTGAAGAACATTACACGGAGTCGACCCTGGAATTCGGTGGACTCGTTGTTGACTACCGGATCAGCCGTAGCATTGGCGTATTCCGTAGTTTTTTGAGTGGTAACAGCCATTAGTGAACTCCGTTATTAAGATTCAACACAATCGATTTGAACAACCTTGGTCTCTTCCATCCGAGTTGCCCCGATGGACATACAAGCATAGACCTGGGTGGCGTAGGACTTGTCAGGACGTTCATCGATTCGTACCGTCAAATCTTTGGCTACTGCCAACAGGACTCCGTCTACTGCGTAAGCAAAGCAACTTCTGGTAGAACCAGACAAGCCTAGCCGAGTAGAGGTCACGAAGTTAAAGCCAAGAAAGTCAGTGACTTGGCCTTGGGCTAAAGATTTTACGGTGTTGAAATCAGAACTGGTGACTTCCGTGGTCGCTAACAGATCCTGGATCTGCTTCGGAGAAACTACGATCACTCTAGGGATGCTCGGATCAACATCAGCGTTGTCCAGAATGAATTTGGCTTCCCGAAGTTTAGCGATGGTCATCGCAGTTCCACCAGCAGCAATCACCTGAGAACCACTGTTGTATCCGGAAAGAGTCACCGAAGTTGTTCCGGTTTCGCCCGTATACGCAGTTCCTGTTGCTGCACTGATGATGACATCGTCCATCGCTCTACCGATTGCAAAAGCCTGAGCCTGTGCATACGAAGAAGTCGGATCGACAATCATCCGGAGTTTGTCCTGGTCATCAATCAGATCTGCTACCTCGTAGTCTGCCAAAGTCACTCGTCTTCGGGCATGAGGCGTATCGTTGATGATCGTGTCTGCTCCACGGGTTGTCCGGACGGAAGCAGTTTGAGAACCGATTTGATCGAAGAAGGCTTGTTTTGCTCGGACCCCTTCCGTACGCACCAGACCACGCAAGCGTGATCCTTTCTGTTGGGCGAGGTGAGCTAGATTCTGGGAGTACTGCTGGACAAAAGCAGTCGTTACCTGATTAGACATAATCCAACCTGAGATGAGAATTGATCTCATGCCTATGATTGGAGTTGTCCTACATCAGATGTCTGATGTCTCAGGATTCCGATAGGAAGCAGAAGAAGTACGGGTCAGGATCTGGTTGTCCGTTTCCGTTCCTTTTGCATGAGGGAATCTGTGGGCTTTGTGACCCACTGGTAATACTTATCAGCAAGTTCAATGGGGTTACTGATATCGGCCACTGTACCGTTTTCTACTGCGATACGCAAGCATTCTAATCGAAGCTGAATCTGTTCTTCTGTCATGTCAAAAGCTCTCGGAGTTTCAATGCCTCGCTAACGTATTTATCGTGTTCCGGATGCATCCCATTCCAGTACGGAGAATCCGAATCCATGATCTGTTGCAACCGACTTTCAATCGATGCTCTTCCCCCACTGTCACCAAAAGCCACATCGTTTTGTAGCATACCATCTTCCTTTAGTATTTGACCGACTCGGTTGAAGAGTTTGATCATCTCCGGAGAGTTTCCCAGGCCGGATGCTTCCACCATCTTGACCGTATCTGCGTCTGCTAACTGGAGAAATGCCTGTTTGGCAATCTGGGTCTGACTCTCAAAGTCGGTTCCCCATTCTCTCTTCAGTGATTCAATCCCTTGCTGGACGGCTTCCTGGTACTCGTTTTTTTCCTGGGATCGAACTTGTTCATACTTGTTCATCATCCAATCGTAGACGTTCCGTGCCTGATCCTTGGAGAGACCCAGTTTGTGAGCGTTGTTGACGTACTCCAGATTGATGTCATTCGACAGATCGATTTCGTAACCCTGTGGGTCCGGAGGTCTGCCGAGTTGATTGTAGAGTTCCTCGTAGTTTCCGTCAGCAGGAAGTCGAACCAGTTGCTCTGCTGGAACTCCCATTTTTTTAACTAGATTGACATAGCTTTTTGCTAGCTTCGATACATCGTCAAAATTCCGTAGAGACGGTTCATGAGCCAGTTCTTCCGGTAACGAAGTCGGATCAAACGCCATGGGGGATTGGGTGGCCTCGGTGGTCTCGGTGGATTCCGTTGGAACTTCATTCATAGGGTCTTTCCATTTGGGTTTCTAGAGTCTCCAGATCAATCTTCAAATACCGTAAAATGTCTACCACTACGGAACGCCTACCGTCCTGGAAAGCAGAAGTGTACGGATCATTGGGGATGTGAGTGGAATTGAAAACGAAGTGGCGTTGGCAGAGGTCCGCTAAGACCTTGCGACCTTGAGGTGAGTCAAAGACAGTCCGATAATCAGACTGCCTCTTTTTTTGAAAGATCATGCGCTTCTGGCTTTTGCTTCATTAAGAGTTGCTACGGATTCGTCTCTGCGAGACTGTGAAATCAAAGACTGTTGTTGGGCAATTACTTGAGCCTGTTGCATCTGTTCCATCATCTGCTGTTGCTGAAGTTCCTCGTTCTTCTTCTGATCCCGTTCGGCTTCTGTACGGAAAACTGAGGGAGAAACTTTTAAAATCTCTGCTGCCAATTCGGCAACTCTTCCGGTTTCAAAACGTTCAATGACCGTCGGATCAAGTTGTGCAAATGGAACAAGGAACTGAATCAACTGTGAAATCGAAGCGAGTTCACCGGATCTCTGAGCAATCGCTACCGGATTGGAATACGAGATTTTGAACTCTGCCTGTTGCAAGGACTGTGGTGCTTCCGGAAGGGAACCATTTCGTAAGAGAATCGATACTGTTCTCAAGACCAGAGGTCCAAGCAGTTCAACTTCTTGACGAGCGACAATGGGTCCAAGGATCGAAAGTCTGTCTCTCTGCCTTGCAGCAATCTCTGTTGCCGAAAACCGGAGGACATCCCCGTCTGCAGCAGTTGGTCCAGGGAGTTCCAGGAGATCAATGTAGAATGCTCGTTCAATCGCATTCCGGACCTGACCCATTTTTGCTTCATTGAGATCAATTCTGGCATTTGTGATCAACGGAGTGATTCGATCCTGTGGTCCAAGTCCGGCTCTGAAATAGTTCAAGCCTCCTGGCTGGAGTCTTACGGGTCCGAGGAATCCATCGTCTGGCAGTAACATCGGAGGATCGACTACTTTTTGAAGAGCAATCAGACCAATTCGTTCCATCTCATTGATCATCCGGACATCCGGCAATGCTTCGATTCCTGGTCCTCGTCCGTAGACTTCCATACTGTTCTTTTGCCATCGACTGACAATGTACGGTAACTCCTCAAAACCTCCTTCTCGGATTTCCTTCCTAGTTGCTGTTTCAATGTATGCCGATAAATACGGTTTCGACAGTTGTCCCTTGCCGGACTTGTTCCGAGGTTTGACACAATGAAGAATTTCAAAGCGTTCAAAGGGATTGTTGTCTGCTGCCTTTTTGATTTCATCAGATAGCGATTCTCCGAACTGACGGTAGAGAGATCGTGCCGTGTCCCAGAAGGTCCGGTAGATAGCATCTACTCTGCCGAGTTTGTCTTCTGCGATGTAACAGTGTCCTAAGAAATAGGACCGGAAGACCGGACCGAAGGGAGGTTCATTGGAAACAAAAAGGACTGCTGTCCCGAAAGCCATCAGATCCAGAAAGTATTCATGGATCGAAGAATGGAAACTGCTCTGAGGAGAATTGAAAACAGCCATCGTTCTACGTGTGGTTTCTTCCAGCCACAACTGGACTTCTCTCTCTTTCATCAACTGCGGATCTTCGGTCTCCAATGAAAACCAGGGAACCGTATTGCTGGTCAACGTATTGTGAAGACCGGATGCTCCTCGGACCAAGGCACGGACTGCTGTGGATTCATAGATCCGATCTCTCCTCTGTTCTCCGGAAGCACGATACCGATTGGTAAAGTCTGCTCTGCGAGGAATCATCAGTTCTGCAATATCCTGCCACTGGTTCTCCCAGTTGCCTCTATCGCTTTTCAGTGCCTCGTATTCTTCGAGAATGTTCATAATGCACTCGCATATCTTCTACGATTCAGCGGATCTTTTGCCCCAGTTAAAATCGTGTCTTCTCGACCATATCGGTTCAACATCAGTCTTCTGATTCTGCGGAGTCTTTCCTCCTCCGTCATCTTGTCTGCCTTGGTCGTTGCTGTCTCAATATTTCCAAAAGGATCATCGTTCCCTGTGAAATCCTTAGCATCCAGATCTGCCGATGGCATTGGGTCAGAAGTGTCCTTTACTGATTTACCACCTGCTAGATCCATTGAACCGAGCAACTCTAGATTCGGGGTCACTTTTTCAAATTCATGGACTGTTTCCTGGGCTAACTTTACGGCTGGATAATTCTCTGTGTAGAACTTTGCTACATCATTGACCACAGGCATTACTTTTTCTTCTACATAGGTCGTTACCTGCTCCGCAGCATTTTCCAAGGTTGGATTGCTTTGACCTCCGGAGATTGACGACCCTGCTTGCACTGCTGCTTCCTGCAGATTGCTACCTGCTTGGACTACGGTTTCCTGGATCTTTGTGCCCGTATTGATCGCTTCCTGCTGTAACTGCGTCCCTTGTTCAACTGCAGACTCCTGCAACCCCTGGACACTGATCTTCGTTAAGTCCTGGTCGGTGTTCGGTCTAGGCACATTGATGTCCTGGATTGCTTCGACCACAGGGGCCGCAAGATCCTGGTCCAGATTCGGTGTGGGGATGTTGATGTTGATTGAAGGAGCAGAATAACTCGGAGCACCTTTGCCACCACCATTTGTTCCCGATAGATTGATCGGACCTCCGAATAATGGCTTTGTCAGAGTATCCGTGTTCTGGTCGATGACGTTCCTGGTCTGATCGATGATCTGCTGTCCGCCTTTCTGTAAGTCCTTCGTGTTTCTGTCTACAAAATCACTAAATAACGACATCACTCACTCCTATAAAATATTGTGACCCGATCTGTTGCCCCCCTTGGCGCTTCAGAAACTTATTCACTCGTTCAAAATCAGATTCCGGCTTGCGGAAGGTTCCATAGTAAAAAGGGACTTTGGCTTCCTTGGCAATGTGCTTCGATACTTTGTATAAATCAAAAGCAGTACGGGTCTTGCGGTGTTCTGGGTTGACGTAACAGTAGTATTCGTAGAGCGCTACGTCCTTGGTGTACCAGTGACTTTCGACTCTGAGACCCATGTGTCCCAAGAGTTTTTCCTCTTCGGTCTTCTTCAGAACTACGTGGTGCTGAATGCTGTCTGTTAGAAACGAAATACATTTCTCTTCATCCATCTTTCCGAAGGGAGCCATTTCGACATACATGTTCCGGAGATCTGCCATCAAGGCATCTATATCGGCTAGAGTACACTTTTCAATCATCGGATGGCTGAAGGACTCCGGACGGTAGAAGTCAGAATGCTTTGCTGATAGTCTCTGCGAATTCCCTGTTTCCTCGGATCTCGTTCCACTTCAATCTGTTTCAACAAGGACGGAAGCATCTCGTTGATCTGGTCTAGCTCTGCGCCACTCTGTTGCATCGTGGTCTGGTACTGCTGAAGAGTCGGTTCGTATGCCTTGTAATTGGCCTGGAGACCCTCGTAGGTCGATAACAGTGCGTTATATGCATCCAGACGGGCCTGAGTCCTTTCCGCTTGAAAAGCATCGTAGGCACTCCGAACCTGGGGTTCAAAGGCAACTGCTTCATCGTAGGCACTTCGATACTGAGGATAGTCCTGCTGGTACGACTGCTGTGCCGAAAGTCCTTGTTGTCGGACTGTTTCAAAACGTTGTCTCAGTTCCTCCACACGGGAGACGGGGTTGTATCCTCTGGCCATGCTCTCCAATGGTTGAAAGGGTCAAAAGTGCGATCTGACAAAGAACCCTCGGCTACCTCTGCTCTGGGTCTCCAGGTCCGAACTGTGGCATACCGAAGAGATTGAACGGCATAACGGGTGGCGGACATCAGGTCATCATTCTTTCTGACAATCTTTCCGTCCTTGCGGTGATAGATTCTGTATTCCTTGTACCAATCCTGCAAATGATCGAAGACCTTCAACCGTCCTGTTTGAAACCTTGTGATCATGGCCATGATTCCTGGTTCGACAGCAATTCCGCCTTCCGGATTGTGAAAGTGGGAACCCAAGAAATTGACTCCAGCCCTGCGATACTGATCGGCTAAGGCATGTCCACTTCCCTTGTCATGAATGCTCCCGTCATGAGGCCAAGCTACCGGAATCCAGTTCCCTCGGAGTTTGATTGCTTCGGCATGTTGCAACATTGCTGCACCGGACTGACAGTAACTGTCATAGAGATAAGCCGTGTCGGTGTCACGGTCCCAGGCTACCCAGATTGCTGCAGTCGGATGGTCAAAACCGAAGTCGATCCCACAGATCCTCGGCCAGTGTTCCGGAATTTCAAAAGCTCTGACCGAAAAGGATTCCTCTGCAATCGGAAAGACTTGTCCACTTCCAAGTACCGGAATTCCCTTGGATCTCATTTGACGCTCATGCAACGGTAACGCTGAGAGAATCTCCTGTTTTACATCTTCAGATAAATGCGGAGCATCGTCCCAGGAAGCTGTCACCAGTTGCTGCGAAGGCTTTCGATCATTCAAAAAGTTCTGAACAACTCCGGTTACTCCCCGTTCCGGTGTGAACGTCAGATAGACCGGACCCCCGTTCTTCAATGATGCACGAAGTGATTGAGAGTAAATGTCCTGCGGTGGTTCCTCGTCCATCCAAACTACGTCTACGGCTACTCCCATCCAGGCAGAAGCACCACTGTCATATGATTTGAACTGGAGTCTGCTCTTCCCATTGACATGCTTGACCAGCACCATGCCGATCCCGTTGGGAACCCCAGGGTTTCTTTCTGTCGATAGAATCAATTCTCTCGGTATCGCTGCTGTTCCCTGTGCATCCGGATCTCCTGGAGTTCCGAGAAGTTCACACTGAACAATGTCTCTCGTTGCATAGTGACTCTGTCCTGCGGCCCAGGCTTGAATCGGTCTGTCGAACCTCCAGCCATCCCACCACTCCGGATACAGTCCCGTTAGATGATATGCCATCTCTGCTGCACCACAGAACGTTTTCCCGACCTTGTTCCCAGCCATCAGACAACGTTGCCTTGCCTGATTCCCAGAATCGTCCCTGCTCCGGTGAAACTCTGCCTGATACCGATACGGTTCGTAAGATAATAGCTTGTTGAACTTCTTGGCTTCCTCGTACTCCTTCTGGAGTTCTAGAGCCTCAACTACTATTTTTTCTTTTTCAAGCATTTACCGGCCATCTTGCACTTGCTCGGTGACGGACACGTTGCACACGGTTTGAACGCTTTCTTTGACGTTTTCTTTTTTCCGTACATCATTTCGTTCCTTTCGGTTTGTTCCGTTTGGCAGTCTTTGCTGCTTGTTTAAACGCTTTGTCGGTAGGTGCTCCCTTCTCTCCTTTCTTCCTCATGGGCTTCCCAGATTTTCGTTTCTTGTGAATGTTGGCGTACAGTCCTGGCTTCTTTTTCATGTAGTTGCTCTTTAGAAGTTTCCGTTCGTTCCTCACGTAGTTGCTCTAGCAACTTCCGTTTTCACGTAATTGTCTTCAACAACTCCACATCTTTCGACTCCAGTAGTTCGCTGAAGTTCGATCTGATTTTCCCTTGATCCCACCACTACGAGCACAGTAGCTTTTCTTGCGATCTGGCTGGTCCTTTTTAATGCTCATCTTCGGATCTCCGAAACGGACCTTGATCACATTGCCTTTATCGTTCTTCACGTAGACTGCGAACTTCTTCTTTTCCTTCGGTGTCCGAAACGGTTTGTTCAGACTGACCTTTTTCCCCTGGTACGTTGCCACTCCAGCATCTCCGATAACGTTCACAAAGAATTCGATAATTACAGTCATTACAAAATTTGAAGAGACGCACCTTACAATTCCTTGCTATTGTTTATCGGTTTGCCCATGGACCTCCAACAGATTCGCTCTGCCGAAAAGATGGCTCGACTACCGAGTGCGGACCGTGGTGTCCAACAAAGCCCATGAACGTTTACGTCTCTACAATCTCTGCATCCTCTATCGATGACAGTCCGAGTAACTTCTCGGCTAACTCGTTGCCTAACTTCTTCCTCGCTTCCTCTTCAATCTCCTTCGGTGACCTCTTGATCACTTCCTGAGTAATGTGCGATTCGGTCTTCGGCTTGAACCCTGCTCGGTCCAACAGGTCTCTGGTTGCATTGAAACGAGTCTTCTCATCCTCTGCAGTGAACGCCAGATCAACCATGTTCTGTAACGCATCGACCGCAATCTCTCCGAGATTCGCTCGGACCTGCAGTTCCACCAGTTCCCCATATTTCCTGTTCATCTCACGGATTGTATTGGCCGGAAGTCCGGACTTGTCCGATAACTTCTTGACTGTCAAACCTGCCGCTTTGCCCTGGGACCAGAGAGCACCCATCGGAGCACACTGAATCTTTCCGAACTTCTCCTTGATCTCAATGTCTCTCTGCTTGACTCGGTGTCTGGGGTCTTTCATGTTTCTCCTTTTGATCAATTTATATCAGTTTTGATCAGACCGTCTAGTAAAAATTCCCCCCGTGTGGGGGAAGGGGATGACCTATCACAGACCAAGGGCCGATTTTGTGCCCCCCATACCTTTTGAACCAGGGAGAAAACGAGGACCGAATCGGTGGTTTAATTGCTAATCGATAGTTAAAAGTAGTGATATGTTCAGTATTATACGATATAGAACGTATACGGCAGGCACGGTAGTCAATGAAATCAATGACTTATAAGTTCTGATAAAGTTATCAGTGATAAAAAACGGGAGGTACTGGGAGGAGCTGGGAGGCATCGGGCAAGTCCAGGTGGTCAAGTTTTGATCCGGAAAATTGCTTTCTCAGCTTGTTTCCAAACCTTCCACAGCTACCCATCGAACAACCACAACCAAACAAATCATATACGATATACGATATAACCTGAGCAAATGCCTGGACCTTGAGCAAAAGACCAAAAAAAATGATCAAGAATGATCAAAAAATACTTGTGTTCCATAATGACACGTTGTACGGTGGTTTTACTGACTAATTCAGGTCAGTTTTTTTCTACCTTATATATACGAGGACAAGATGAACCCAAAACTCTTCTGTTTCTACACGAAACATCCGGAGCATCCAGAGTGTGATTGGTTATGTCTAGTAACCGATATCAAGGAAGCTCTTTTCTACGCTAATCATTTCGGCATTCCACATTCCGGAGTCGGAACAGATGGAGAGTGCTTCTGGATCATTGAACCAACAAACTAAAGAGGAACAAATGAAAATCATCATCGAACAAAAACAGGTCTACGGAAAGACCTTATACTATCCAATCTGTGAAACTGCACAGATCTTTTCAGATCTAACCAGGACAAAAACACTAGACCGTTTCCAGTTAAAGAAGATCCAGAGTCTTGGCTATTCCATTGAACTGAAACAACCGGAGGTATCGTGGCAGTAGATCTAACAAAAGAACCGAAGATTTATCTTACTTGGGAACAGAGGAAACCGATCAAGAAAGCCATGCGAAAAGCTTTGTCTTCATTAAATACTGATGATGACTGGGCATATGCTAGTCAATGTTTTGCCAGGGAATACCAGTTCTACAAGAAAGCTCAGAGACTTGAGCGGACCTTGTTTGATTTTACTACTGACGATCAAATCATTTAAGAGGAACTATGAGTAAGCAACTAATCAAATTATTGGCAGAAACTGGAAATACGAAACTGGACAAAACAAGGACTGATCAAATCTTGATTGCCGGATTGTCCCTTGCTCCTGCAAAGGAGTCGGGAACTGAGCTTTGTCCTAGTCGATCAGAAGGATGTACTTCGGTGTGCTTGTTTGATCAGGGGAGAGGAAAGTTTTCTAACGTGAGACAAGCAAGAATCAAGAAAGCTCAATTGTTTTTAGAGAACAGAAGACTGTTCCTGAGCACTCTTGAATCTGAACTAGATGCCATAGAAAGGAAAGCAGAGAAACAGGGAAAGACTCCTTTTGTTCGGCTGAATGTTCTTTCTGATGTTGCCTGGGAACTGGTAGCGCCTAGTCTTTTTAAACGAAAGATCAGGTTCTACGACTATACAAAACGATTTGACAGAATGGACCGATACCTGACGGGAAAGTTCCCTTGGAACTACGATTTGATCTTTTCAAGATCAGAGGAAAACGAGAGCTTCTGTTTAGATGTTTTGTCTTCTGGCGGAGTAGTCAACGTAGTTTGGAGAACACGAGAAAGTATTCCTGATACTTGGTTTGGCTATCACGTGATTAAAGAACAAGACGACACGGACGTCTGGTGGCTAGGAAAGGTCTCTCAAGTTGGCGGAGCCTTCGCAAAAGGTAGCGCAAAACTAGATAAAACTGGTTTTGTCTTATGAGAGTCGTAACTGTTTCCTGGAAAGCAGGGAAATTCTTTGTAACAGATCAAGGAATCGTGATCTGGACAGGATATCCGAAGCAATGGCATTTTCTACAAGATGCTATCCATGGTGCTGGTATCCGTTTTACTGATCAGCTAGCGATGCAGAACTATTTGAAACATTATCCAAACTAACTAACAGAACCTCCTTCGGGAGGTTTTTTCATTTGAGGAACTATGGGAAATAAAAACTGGAATAAAACAGTATACGGCAAACGAGTTGAAACCCCAGAAAAGGGAATCATGTTGTTTAGGCATAGAGATAAAAAAAAGATAATTAGATCTTTTAGTTATGCAACCGGTAGTTATGGGAATACTGTGACCTTTCCAAATAAAAATGGGAAATTGATTACCATCATCCCGTTAGGACTACCAACTAACGATAATTCAAAAGATCCCCTTGAAATAATTTTAACTGAAAGAGATGCCGAAAGGCTAGGAATTACCATAATAGAAGATTGATCTAATCCTGGGCAAGTTCTCCGGAGCTTGTCCTTTTTTTTGTGCTTTGTTCCCCAAAACTATCATCTATCGATGCTCAGATCTCTCACCATGCCGTTTTTCTGTTTCAAGACTAGTCAAGTATACCTTCGGATTATCTCCTGATCTGAACAGATCTGAATACAATTGCAATTTTACTTGCTTTTTGTGGCTTTAAACCCGATTTGACCAGTTCGATCTTGTATTCCGTTTGCATTCGGTTTGATTCTGATCCGCTCATGACCGCAAAAATTCTCACTTCCGCTCAGGACCGCAAAAATTATGGCTAAAAAACCTTTGATTGCTTCAACCGACTGTCTACAGACCATGACCGATGAAGATTTCTTCGGAGACAAAAGTCCTGGGGAATGGTTACGTGGAATCAGAACAGAACTCGGATTCACTCAGCAGGAACTATCAGATATACTCGGTTATACCAGAGTAGAAATCAGTAAGTTTGAATCGGAGATCCGTCACTTCCCAAAGTTATTGAATGTCGCTATGCTCCTGATGAAGATCATGTACGATTCGGAAGAACTGGAAAAACGGATCTTCGTTTCTCCACCACGGATTCACGATGCTTTGATCCAGGAAGCCACGGCTGATCGACCAAATGTGAGACTTTGATTTTTTTTTGATCAAAAGTGATTGACAGAACTCCGGTTTCCATGGTATCTTCCAGATCAGACGGTAACCCAAAAGAACAGTACTTCGTTAATACAGTACTATTAATATGTATGGAACCGGAAAAACCTCGTTAAATTCCCTTATTGGCACCAAGTGTCACCGTGACAGTTAGCGAGTAGTGCCATTAAGAACATTTAAAACCTCTCGTAGACCGTTTCTCGACCATTACCATGGTCTCTTCAATCATTCCTGACTCCAGTAACTGCTCCAGAATCTGAATTCTATATGCCTTTGGGATATGGTGACAGCTTCTGTTTAGTTCTCGGTTACTGATTCCATCCGGTTTCTCGGAAATCTTCTGATAGATCTTGTTGATCCTCTGTTCATGTCTGGTTTCACCCATTTCACCGGATGCTCGTTGACTTGCGTTTCGACACAGATAGTTCGTTAGTTCCACGGACCACTGCATGTGCTCTTCGGTGACATTCGGTAGTTGATACTGATACCCACTGATAGCGACCAGGAGTGCAGCTTTCCGACACATATCGTTTGCTCGTTTCCACAAGTCTCTGGCTTTGTTTACCGGATTCTGTGATTCTTCCTTCCAGTGCTTCTGTGCTTCCCGTAGTACCTCGTTTGCTGCTTCTGTAGCCGTAATCACCTGGGGCATTGGAATCGTAGCATCTTCTCCCATCGAAACTCTCGGTAAAGAGTACAGTCTCTTTAATTGCTGGACCATCGATTGATTCAAAACAGGTTCCAGTACGTTCTGTTCCTCCGGTGATTCCTCTCGGTTTTCAAAGATCCAGAATCGATTCAGAAATCCATTACTGATCAGATCCCCGTTCATTAGTGGCCAGAATTGTTCTGGAGTCGATGTTCCATAGATCGTTACATGAGGCTGATGAATCACTTTCCGTCCTCCATCGGTCTTTGTCCAACCGGATCTGTAGGTTCCATCAGAAAGACCATAGAGTTTCATCAATAGTTCCAGAATGCCAACGAGATACGGAGAACTACTACTCAACTGAGTTCGTTTCAGAAACTTTCCGAATTCATCTAACAGAAACAGCAATTGTGGCTGATTCGATAACTGATCGACTACTCCGGCATCACTACTGATTTCATCTCCAGCAATCACCGAATCTGCTCCAGCAGCAACGAGATATCTATCGATCATTCTCCGACCATGTTCCTTTCCGGCAGCAGTCGGTGCTACAGACAAACAATAGATATTCGCTCTCATGCCAGACTGTGACTTGATTCGTTGTCCGACTAAAGAACTGATGATCACCGAAGCTGCCGAGATCGATAACAACTTCTGTCGTTTGTAGCCACTGTCACAGATCATTTCAGCGAGTTCGCCTAAGAACCCTGGAGGATAGTCCAGTTCTGGAATCGGTTCTTCCACTTCTGCTGGAAAACTTTCCTCTTCTACCTCTGGTCTCTGAATTCCCTGTCTCTTTAGAAATTCGATTGCTCTTTGATCTCGGAGATCGTTACTCGACATCGTGCCTTCCCTTTGTCCATTGGTTTACGAATGACTTCCAGTTCATCGATCTGACTATCGTTGAGAAACAGATGTCCCTCCAGAACATCTAAGATCGCTTTGACTCGGTTATCGATATCAAACGACCTACGATCACCAGGAATCAGTTCTATGTGGATTCTGAGACGTTCTGTGGGGAAGGACGGGAGAAGAGTACCGGATGTTCCTGCATCGCTTAACTCCATGAGACCAACTAACGCTAGTTGATGAAATTCCCGTCCTTTTTTTGACAGATAAACCGATCTACTCCGGAAAGAACTCCGGTAGTAGGTGTTTACCGAGGGAGGAAAAGGTAGTTCAAAACTCAGGTTCATCGTCATCAGTATCCATCACCGGAACCTGTGACAGTTTCTCCTTGTATTTCAGTACTTCGATGTACCCATTCTGATTTAATCCGAGTTCGACTGCTACGGTTCTGTTTAACAGGTCATCGGTATTACTGAACGATCCTTCCAGACCACTACAACGGGCTACTCTTCCCAGTTTCTTCTGAGCACTCTGACGAGTGGTTTCACTAGCATGACCAACATTGAAATTGTCCCAGACATGTCCATGATTGTTCGCTAACTTCATGTTCAGCATCCAGCCACCAGACTTCGTTGGTTTGCTACCAATGTATTGGATCTCGACCATATGCTCTCCAGGGGGCAACGGAGAGGTCTGAATCATTTCTTTCGGGTATTCGATTTCGATTGAAAATCCTAAGTCCATAGATTTCTCCTTAGAGTTGATTGAACACTCTTGTCCAAAAGTTGAGTGCATTGATGATCGCTGGAGTCAGTAGCAGGAAAGCTAGTGAAGACAGCGTGAGGAAAACAGAAAATCTAAGTGTTGCATCCATTGCTACTCCATGTGTGGGAGACAGGGCCATCGTAGAGAAATGCGGAACTCTCGTATTGATTAACCAGTAATGAATTCGGACCATTTATTTAGGGAGGAAGGCCCACTGGCTATACCCTGTCTGAAATAATTAACGTTTTGGCATCAAAGCCAGTGCATCATTGACTAAAGACTGTGCTCTGTGAATTAGTGGGAGATCGTCTGGACTTGCAGAACCCAAAGCCTGAGTACCTGCCCAAATACACTCCTTACAAATTTCATATTGAAGTTCCCGAATGATCTTTTTTAAGTCTTTGTAGTCATCTTCATAGACTCTTACCGTCTTTCTTGACATACCACCTCCATTAGTCTGATTATTCGTGGTTAACGAATCCTTAACGTAAAGTCTTTAAATGTCTCGCCAGCAGCATCTCCGTACTCTGGACGATTTGGGTAGGAGTACCCTGTTTGAACAGTTAGGGTTGATTCAATAATCTCTGTCTTTGCACCTTCAATGGTTTCCAGAGTTTCTGCCCATCTTTCGGCATCTTCTTCAGAAGCAAATACATGATAATAATGTTCGGGGGAGACCTCTGTTCTTTCGATCCCTTTAACAATCCAGACCTCGGTCTGTTCCATCACAGGGATTTTTTGGGGTACCAAGTGTACTAGTCCTTCCATTAGTCCTCCAAATTTCGTTGTTGGTCCCAGTCGTTAAAAGCAATGACGTACTTTTCTGCAGCTTCCACTAGATCAGCCGGAACCGAGTCCCTTCTGTCTTCTTGGACTAATCGCAGATACACTTGCCAAGTCATCACCGTATAAAGATTCTGAATCTCTTGTAGAGAGACTCCGTACTTTCGTTCCATCAGCATGTCTTCCAGATATCCTTCAATCATCGTTTCACTCCGGTTCTCGGCATCGGAGGTCCGGCACTGATCGGCATAGAAGCATTCCCATCGTCATCCATGTCTCCAGCTAGACCCAGAATGCTCTGGTAGCAGTATCTCCGTGCATACGTGATTGCTGAACCGTCTCCCTGGGGATCATCCTTGTGTGTTGGTAACGAATACTCTGATACGATCCATTGCCCTGATGAATGAGACAGTCTGGAGACCAGTTTAGAACTCGTTGGATGCTGCTGAAGAGACAGCCCATGTTTAGCGAGTACCGGAGTGGCTGCTTTCAACAAAGCCGATAGAGAAGTAAACGAGTTCCGGAAATGCGGATTGGTTCCGTCCTTTTCGACCAAAGCACTCATCTCTTCTTTGACCTTGGCTAGCGCCTTGTCGAGTTCCTGGGTATCCAGTGAAGTCGTTAGGTCTTCTGTGATCTTCAAAATGTTTTCACTCATATCTTTCCTTTAGTAATCGGTGACAAAAAAGGAGAACGGAATTCGCTAGACGATAGTTTTTCAAATGAATTTGTGACTGAGCAATCTGGAAGGCTTCCAGTAGTTCTTCATCGTCCCAATCTACTTCCATCTTCTCCGGTATTAACGAGAGATCAGAGGCTTTGAGTGTCTCCATGACCATTTCCTCCATATAGTTCGGTCCTTTCATCAGTGATTTTGCTTTGTCCAGGGTCATCATTACTGCTCCATGGTAATGGGTGAGTGACAGAAACCGACTGATAGCTTCGTAATCTTTCCTCCTTTCTTTAAATAGTTTTGAATTTGATCCTTGAAATCCGAGGACTCTACAGAAGAGTCTGTCGGTTCCAGATCGATGAAATGTCTTTTCTGTAAACGAGTCCAAGGACTGCTGAAGAAGTCGTTTGACTCCGGTTCAAAGATGATGTCGGATTCCGGAGCATTGAAGAGTTTCCTCTGGTTACGAATGTTCTCCACATCCTTGAAGCATCGATCACACAGATAACTCCGTGACTTCGGAGACAGTAGTTTCTGGTTACACCGAGTACACTCCCTGTTCTTTGTCATGTTTTTCTTCATGAACTCAGCGTACTTTTTCGACTTCCGTGCAGAGATTCCTTTCTCTTTACATTTGCGAGAACAATAGATCTGAGCCGGATTCTTCCGAACAAAGGTGAAGTTACATTCCTTAAAGGCACAGGGCATCGTGGGCCACTGTTTCTGATTCTGCTCAGTCTGCTGTCGGATTCTGCACAGTTCGCTACAGAACTTATGTGCTCTGCTTCTCGGAACGAATTTGTTATTGCACTGGAGACACTGTCTTTTTTCTCGGACCTTGAATTCCTCGGCTCTTTTCTTTTTCAGTTCTACATTCCGATCTTTTGAATTCAGTTTTTTAGCGACTCCCTGACAGACATGAGAGCAGTACTTGTTCGTGGAAGACCGTGCTTCAAATTCCTTGTTACAGATCAAACAGTTCTTGTTGTACGTTTCACAGCTATACCGTGATCGACTGAGACATCGGCTGTTGCAGAACTTCCGGTGATTGTTTCCTCCGGTCTCAAATTCTCTCTTACAAAATTGACAATTTTTGATCATGACAACTCCATTACGTCCTCATGGTATCCCTGGCTATAGATCTCTCCGGAGAGATACTGTTTGTATAATTCGACTGCTTGATTGATCTTGAACTCTGCGTTGTGCATCAATTCATCGGATAGTTTGTACAAGGCCACGTTGTAGGGTGCTGTGTTTTCGACTACTAAAAATAAAAACTCCGGATAGTGACCGGAAACAGATTGATAGGCTCTTCGATACCAGTTGGCTTGAATGTCGTATTGATACCGTGTGACTGCTTTTTTGAATCCGTAGGGTGAAGCGTCCTGAGCACTCTTCAGATCCACAACGAGGTGCTGTCCCTCGTCACTGTAATCAAGTCTCGCTTTTGCTCGGATACCGTTCTCTTCCCAGGTGATCACCTGTTCTACTTCTGCATTCGGAATGATTCTCCAGAACTCAGGATGTCTGAAAACCGACTCGGTCATCAGAACTACGTCTTCGTAATCTTCTTTCTTCAGTACCGTTCTTTTTTCTTCTGCTACAAACTGATCGTATTCCTCTCGTCCTGCTTTCGTCCTTCTGTCCACATTGGGCGCTATCACGTACTTGTCACCGAAAGATTTTCCGGCTAGTCGCAGTTCAATGCTGTCATGAATGGCGGTTCCCTTTGCCATGGCTGGAGACGGATCTGACGGAGTAGAGAGGTAATGGTTCAGAGACTTGTTCAGTCTTTTGATCAGAGACGCATTCAGTCCATCCAGTTCGCAGTATTCATCGAAGCTCATTCTTGAACTTCTCGGTTTGATCACTGTGTTCCGGAGGATTTCTGCAGTGGGGATTAAATGGGGGGATCTATCGTGAGTCTGGATACTCTTGATCTGACCATTACTGATCATTCTTCGTATCTGATCCACAGAGACCCCTAGAGCCTTAGCTGCCTGAGTGGTGTTTAAAAGGTTGGTATCTTGCATTTGACTCCATGTTTGTAACCGTTAACCGTTCACTCTGTGCATCGGAGTGCATATCTGATCAGAAAAGATTTATGGAGTCAACAAGAAAGTGCAAAAAATTTTAGAAAAGTTCGATCTGTGGCGGAAGTCCCAGGGATATTCTCAACAAGAGATAGCAGATGCCATTGGATGGGATCGATCTAAAGTGAACCGAGTTCTTCAAGGAAAACAGGATTCATCCTACTTTCTGAGCCGAATAGAACAGGTCTTTGGAAATATAGATGAGGTCAAAACGGAAGAAGTGATCAGAGATGACAACTATCGGCTGATCCGAAAGTTTGATACAGAGGCAAGTGGTGGAGCAGGGACTCTGACTACCGATGAAAACGGAGAAACAATTTCTGTGATTACCGAGTGGCTACCGAAGCTACCAGATCAGAACTTAGCCTTCATTACCGTAGTCGGTGACAGCATGAGTCCTTTGATGGGTTCCGGAGATACCATTCTGGTTCATATGAACAGTGGCTTTCTTGGTGACGGAGTCTACGTTCTGAGACTCTGGGAATCACTACATGTCAAACGAGTGCAACGGGTAGCTCAGGATGAATACCGGATTGTTTCTGATAATCCGATCTACAAAGATCTCACGATTACGGCTGATGATAGTGACGGGTTCGTCATCGTTGGAAGAGTAGTCAGATTGGTGAAAGCACTATGATTGATCAATATTTGGACTATCTACGGACCTATCGTTCTCAGAGGACTGTTGATACCTATCGACCTCAATTAGCCCGATGGCAAGCCTTCTCGACATCCGATTCCATTACTTACGAAACTTTTAAGGACTACGTAGATCATCTCCGGTCTGAAGGTCTATCCGATGGGTCAATCAATTCTCATCTACGATCTTTGAAAGCGTATTTGAACTGGTGTCATAAATATCTGAATCATCCGAAGTATCATGTGCCGATGCTGAAACTGAACAAAAAGATCCCGAAGGTCTGGACAACTCATCAACTGGAGATCATCGAAACCATTCTTAATCATAGAGCACAACGATCACGGAGATATCAAATTCTTCGGAGAACTCATTACATGCTCAGATATACCGGAATGCGAGCAGGAGAACTTTTTCATTTGAATTGGTCAGATATCGGATCTGGAATCCGTATCGAAGGAAAAGAGGATTGGACGACAAAGAATAAACAAGACTCCATTCTCCCGATACATCCGAAGCTACTGGAGTTTTTACAGATCGAAAAACATGAGGGGGAAACTAATTACTTGGATCACCATTTTAAAGAACTGAGTCATCTCACGTATTCGATGAGAAAGTTTCAGAAGTCTATCGATTTAGATGGACCGAAACCACTCCATGGTTATAGAGCTTCTGTTGCTACTGAACTATTGTCCGGAAACATGAACCCAGTACACGTGCAACATCTGCTACGACATGAGCGATTATCGACTACAGAACTCTATCTGAATACGACTCATTTGCCGCTACAAGAATTAGTGAATTCGTTAGGAATTTACAGAGAGGATACAGAGGATGTTACAAAAACGATGAAGTGGCCAGAGCGGGAATCGAACCTGCGACACACGGATTTTCAGTCGTTAGAGGAAAAGTTAGATAAACTGTTACAGCTAGTACAGAAAGATCAGTAAGACCAGATCCAGGGACGGGGAGACTTCGCAGTATTGGTTAAATCGTCACAGTGAAGAAACCTAGTACTCCTCGGTCCAGCCATCTTGAATCCGAGTCCAGTCATTCCGTACTTGAGACAAAGTTTCATAAGATCATAGGCTTCCTGACCGTAGATCAGAATGTCTACGGCTCTTCCTGTCGTATGTGGTCCAGTGGGTCCAGTGGATGAAATCTCATCGTTATATCGTGGACATCGGTAGGCAGAACTAATGACCATCGGTTGTTGATATTCATCTCGGATCAACTGTAGTTTTTCTAAGAAAGCCACGTTCATCTGATTGCCACCACAGCAATTACAACTGAGTTCTCTATGTTTGAAGTTTCGAGTTTCGATCATTTCTTCATCCGTTTGAACATTTTGACTCCGAAGACGAGTCCTGCTGGAGCACCGAGGGCAACCAGACCCATTTCCAGAAATCCCGTATCAAGTGCTAGATTGAATAGTTCTTCCATTACATCTCCTTGGTGATTCCGCTACAGACTTGAGCGAAATAGAGTGATCGTTCTTCTCGTTCTGCATCCGTCAAAGACATGACTTCTGTTTGGCTATACTGTTCTCTAAATTTATCGATCACACAGGAGCAACCCTGGCTAGCCATCGAAAACGCAAAGTTCCACGGGACTCCCTTCTGTTCGTAAGTGGGGATCAATCTATTCGTACAGTTCCCTGTCCACATAAATAAGTAATGGGTTTTGTAATCGAGTTCTTCGTGAGCTTTAGCAACCGTTGCCAGAAACAGAAAAAAGATCAGTAGAAGTTTCATCGATTATGAATCGTTTCTTTGAGTTCCGATATTGCGACTCTCATTTCCGATAGAATCGTGTTGGTTTCACGCATTGTACTAATCAAAGCAGAGTTTGACTCTCGCATTAAAGATCGAAGTTCATCATCATTACGGGAATCTTTGTCCAAATGGATTTTTCTCTCTTCTGCAAACCCTTTGAGCAAGTACACAATGAGATACCCTGCAAAGGCTAGGGAAGCCATCGTTCCACCTAAATCTGTTAATACTGCTACAAAGTTCTCTGGCATATGCTCGGCCTTGTTAGTCGGTTTGTGCTGCTAAATGTGTTTGGTAAGCATCTTTGATTTCCTGAGTATGAACTGCTGCAATGACAGCAGAAACTTTTGGATTTGTGCTTGTTTCGCCAGGTGCTACGACATAGCGATGGTAGGATTGTGAGATGACTTGTCCGTCTTCTAAGACTTGAATTGCTTCACGAACTTGAATGTGGTTAAACTGTCCAACGATTTCGATTTTGTCTGTAATAGTTTGTTTTAAAATTGTCATAATTTTTAACTCGCATGATAAGTTATTTGGAAAGTCATATATTTACTTGATCCTGCATTCCATTGACCAGTTGCTCCCGTTGTATTGAGTGGCGTTAAAATAGCAGACGAACCAGCACTCCCCAATCTTGCCTGACCAATGCTTGTCATCGTAGTATGGGCCATATTCCCCACTGATGTTGCAGAACTAGTAAAAGGGAAACCAGTAATGTATGAAAAACCAGAAACACTTGAAATAGTAACGCCTGTAAATTCTGCTGTCAGACTTACTAATCTTCCAACTTTTGTGTAACTACCACTCACACTACCTCCAGACAAAGTAGCTCCAATAATGCTGGGGGTCCAAGTTCCAGTTTCATAGTCATTTAAAGTATTACCCGATAGAGTGCCACTACCTGCTCCACCAGAACTGCCGTGATAACTGCCGAAATTCAGACTTAAATATCCTGCTGCCGTGTTGTCGGTCCCAATGGTAATTGCCGTGTTACCGTCTTCGTCTTTAATGGTCAGGCTTTGTCCAGTTGCAGGTTGAACCGTGTTAATAGTCCCTCCTGTGATTGCAACAGCATTAGCATTTTGCGTTGCCATTGAACCAAGACCCAGATTTGTCCGGTTGGTAGCACTGTCCACATTCGATAATGTAATCGTACCAGAAGACTCCGTTGCCATCGTGGTGCTGTTAAGTTGAATCTCTCCTGCCATTAGTGTCTCACTGAAAGGGTTCCTGTTATGTTTGCCGTTCCCGTTAAATTAAACGGACCATCGATAGAAACTAATTTACCTTCAATCGTCAGAGTTCCGCTAAACGTGGTGTCTCCGATATAGAGTCGATTATTACCGGATGCTACGGTGACGCTGTCACTGATACTGTTTGCGTGTTCGATGTAACTGCCAGAGCCACCACCTCCTGACTGATCCACAAAGCTGAGATTGCCAGCACCATCGGTCTTTAATACCTGATCTGCAGTCCCGTCTGCCGTGGGCCACGAAAGTCCGTCAAGAATTATTTTGCCTGTGGTGTCCGGTGTAATTGCGATGTTCCCTGCTGAAACCGAAACGATGGACTGCCCATTGACATCCAGGTTCCCACCGAGCTGCGGACTTAAATCTTCAACCACATTACTGATTGCTGATCCACCTGTTGCCGCTTCCCACGCAACGCCACCTGTCCCATCGGCAGTCAGAACATATCCGTCTGTAGCGTTAGACACCCCATTATTCGATCCAAGATCAGCAGCATTCAGTGATGCTAAAGAAGTAACTCCAGTTCCTCCGTTAGCTACAGGAAGAGTCCCTGTGACGTTAGAAGTTAAATCAACTGAAGTTAGGTACGAACCTGCCGCTTGAACTGTGCTTCCAATATCTGAGTCAACAAGAACGTTTGATCCACCATTTTGGAGTGTGCCTGTGAAATTAGCTGTAGTGTCATCGTACTTTGCGGTGTCCGCATCATAGGCTTGTACATCCGTTCCGATAGCTAATCCGAGAGAAGTTCTTACGGTTGCTCCAGACTCGACTACCCATCCGGTTGCAGACCCAACAATGAAGTTCCCATCCGCACTCGACAGTCCTGCGATTGTAGATAAATCCGCATCATAGGCTTGAACCGTAGATCCGATGTCTGAATCGACCACTACATTAGACCCCCCATTCTGGAGAGTCCCCGTAAAGTTTGCTGTGGTGTCATCGTACTTAGCCGTGTCAGCGTCATACCCTTGGACCGAAGATCCGATGTCTGAATCAACAACAACGTTACTCCCTCCGTTCTGGAGGGTTCCGGTAAAATTGGCTGTTGTATCGTCATACTTTGCAGTGTCTGCATCATAGGCTTGAACCGAGGAACCAATATCACTGTCTACAACTACGTTGGAACCACCGTTTTGTAATGTCCCCGTGAAGTTTGCTGTGGTATCTGAATAATCTGCATTGGTGGAACTGTACGCTTCGACATCAGTACCGATGGTCAAACCCAGAGACGCTCTAGCCGTAGCACCCGATTCCGCTACCCAGGTAGTTCCATTACCAACAATAATATTTCCGTCTGTTACTGCGAGAGCACTGATATCGTCTAACTGTTGGTCCCAAGCCTGGACCTGAGATCCGATAGTGACCCCTAGTGATGCTCTGGCTGTTGAACCAGACTCCGCTACCCAATTACTTCCGTCTCCTACGATGATGTTGCCATCTGTTACGGCTAAAGAAGAAATATCGTTGAGTCCTGCATCATATGCTTGGACATCAGACCCAATTGAAACCCCAAGTGCAGTCCTTGCTCCCGAAGCAGTCGTAGAGCCTGTGCCACCGAGGGAAACCGGAACCACTCCAGCCGTGATCACTTGATTGGAAATCGTTAA